TTTAACAAGATGGGTTCTGCTGGAGCCTTCACTGCTAAACAAATAGCAGAGATGAGCATCAGTATTGGCTTGAGTAATGAACAGTGGAATTTACTACCAAAAGCATTACGTAAAGCCGGCGATGGAATTGTTGGTTTGGGAACTACAACTGCTAAAGGACAAGAATCTTTTGCTAAGTTATTAGCTGTAACAAACAGCGAACGTGAAGCATTTCAGAGATTAGGTATAAGTCAAGAAGAATTAATGGGTAAGCAAGCTGAATACATTGCCTTGCAAGGTATGTCAGGTAAGTCACTAGTTACTCAAGCAAAAGATGCAGATAAATTACGTAAATCATCATTAGAATATACTGAAAACTTATTACGATTAAGTGCATTAACGGGCAAAGATGCTGATAAAATTGCAAAGGATCAGCAACTTGCTAAGATGCAATATGAAGAAGTTGTCAGAACTAGAGTTGAAGATGACAAGATTCGTCAATTAACACAAGAAGGTAGACTAGCAGAGGCTCAGGCATTAAAAGATGAGCAAAAAGCTAGGGAACAGTTTATCACAGATGCAACAGCACGATTTGGTGAAGAGACAGGTTTACAATTAGCAAAAGTAGCACGAACCGGTGCATACGATGAATCTACTAAAGGAATTGCACAATTAGGTATAGATGCAACTGAACTTGCGGCTAAACTTAAGAAAGCAAAACCAGGAGAAGAGGTTGCTGATTTATTCAATAACACTGCGGAAACTGTAAAAACAAAAGTAACTGAAAAATTAGGTAACTTTGAAACTAGTTTACAGTTTGGTGGAGAAGAATTAGGAAAAACATTAGGTCTAAACAAAGAACTAATATTAAATACAGGTCGTGTTGTTGAGAGAAACGAAAAAGAAGCTGAAGCTGCCGCTAAAAGAGGGATAGCTAAACCAAGTGAAGGTAAGACAGGTGAAACCACTGCAGAAGATCCTGCACAAAAAGCTAGAAACGCAGTAACAACTACAACTATTGAGTTTAACAAAGCATTAGAGAGAGGATTAGTTGCAGTCAATCCTTTATTGTCTGGATTTAATAGTTTAACAACAGCGGTAACTGCATTAACCGTAGCCGCATTAGCTGCCGCAGCCGCATTAGCAGCCATTGGCGCTAAAGGTGCAATAGGAAAAGTATTAGGTACATCTACTATGCCTGATAGTGACGGTGGTAAAGGTAAAGGTAAACCGAGTGTTCTTAAAAGACTTGGTGGAGGTGTAGCAGGTGCGGTAGCTGGATACACACTTGGTAAAGGTGCAGAATATGCTAATGAAAAAGGTTACGAGAAAACAGGTACGGCACTAGACGTAGCAAGTTCGGCAGCAACTGGTGCGGGTATGGGAGCCATGCTAGGACCTGTTGGAGCCGCAGTAGGCGGATTAGTAGGCACCGGTGTGGGTATATATCAAAATAGAGAAAAAATATTTAGTAGTAGTTCTGCGCCAGCGGCAACTCCAGTAGCAATGGGTAATGAAGGTAATAGAGGAGCAAAACCAACGCCACAACCACCGGAAGGTTCTGAAGATAAAACTGCGTCAGCAAAAGCAGTCGATCTAGGTAAAATACTAAAGTTTGGAACTGGCTCCGGAAGTAAAGAGAATTTTGAAGGATTAGATTCTACTTTTAAAGATGCAGTAATTGCAGCCGCTACTGAATATAATGCGGTTACTGGCAATATGATAATGATTAATAGTGCAAAAAGAGCATCAGAGGATCAGCAAAGACTATATGACGAAACAGTAGCAGCCGGCAGACCTGGACGAGGCCCTACTGGAATGGCTGTAGGTAAACCCGGCCGTAGTCTTCACGAAAAAGGTCAAGCAGTTGATATTCAAAACTATAAAGATCCAATTGCTGTTGCCGCATTTAATAAACAAGGGTTATCACAAAAAGTTCCAGGTGACCCGGTTCACTTTCAAGCTAGAAACGGAGCTATGGTTAGTGGGCCGTCTTCTGGATACCCAGTAGAAGCGACATTTCATGGACCTGAAATAGTAGCACCGTTGGATCCTGACTCTATCCTTACTAAGTTATCTAAAACTTCAGTGTCAGATATGGCAAAAGAATTTAATACATCTACTAATAATTCAACTACAGAAAATATAATTTCTTCAAATGCTGAAATGATTGAGTTGATGAAAATGTTCGTAGAAAAAATGGATAACTTCATTGATGCCCAATCCGATAGCAATAGCATACAAAGTGAATTATTACAGTATTCAAAAGCTTAACTAAATACTGAATAGACCTATATTATGACATACAAAAAACACTTTACTAGAGTTAATCAATCGGGACAGATGAGCCCATTAGGTGGCGGTAGTGTCACTGGCGCTTGGAATGGTCCTGGACAAAATTCAGCTACCAACTATAGCAATCAAGACTTTGGTTACAAAAACTATGGTAGTCGTTTACCAGAAGTATATACGGGTCACCCAAATCGTATTGAACGTTATAATCAATATGAAATGATGGATGTAGACGCTGAAATTAATGCTTGTTTAGATATTATTTCAGAATTCAGTACACAAAAGAATGAACATAATAAGACACCATTCAGTTTAGAATGGCGTGAAGAACCCACTCCACACGAAGTAGATTTATTAAAAACTCAACTACAACAATGGTGTAAGTTGAATGAAATGGAAACACGTATCTTTAAAATCTTTAGGAACTGTTTAAAGTACGGGGATCAGGTTTTTGTTCGTGACCCAGAAAACTTTAAATTATACTGGGTTGATATGACCAAAGTTATTAAAGTTATTGTTAACGAAAGTGAAGGTAAAAAGCCTGAACAATATGTTATCAAAGACTTAAACATTAACTTAGAAAACTTAGTTGTAGCACAGAAAACAAATACAGACTTTGCCGCTAATCCAGCAACTGGATTAGGTGGTACAGGTGGTGGCGGAACTGGCGGAGGTGGTGGATATACTGTTCCAAGTATGCCTTATAATACAACTGGTAGTCGTTTCAGTTTAGGATTTAATGAAGCCGCTATTGATTCTAAACACGTTGTTCATTTAAGTTTAACAGAAGGTTTGGATCGTTTTTGGCCTTTTGGACAAAGTATTTTAGAGAACATTTTTAAAGTTTATAAGCAAAAAGAACTATTAGAAGACGCGGTTCTTATCTATCGTGTACAACGAGCACCTGAACGTAGAGTGTTTAAGATTGACGTTGGTAATATGCCAAGTCATATGGCTATGGCATTCGTTGAACGTATTAAGAATGAAATTCATCAAAGACGTATCCCAAGCACACACGGTGGTGGCAGTATGGTTGATGCAACATACAATCCATTAAGTATGAACGAAGATTACTTCTTCCCAGTTACTGCTGATGGTCGTGGTTCAAGTGTTGATTTACTACCCGGTGGACAGAATTTGGGTGAGATTGATGACTTGCGTTATTTCAATAATAGATTAGCACGTGGACTACGTGTTCCAAGTAGTTATTTACCTACTGGTCCTGATGACAATGTTACTCCTATGAGTGATGGTCGTGTTGGTACCGCTATGATTCAAGAGTTCCGTTTCAATCAATATTGCGAACGATTACAGAATTATATGGTTAGAAAACTTGATGAAGAATTCAAGTTATTCTTACGCTGGAGAGGATTGAATATTGACAGTGGATTGTTTAACTTAACATTTAATCCACCACAAAACTTTGCAGCCTATCGTCAAAGTGAACTAGATACAGCACGTATGGGTTCATTTACAGCAGTTGAAGCTTATCCATATATCAGTAAACGTTTTGCTATGGAACGCTTCTTGGGACTAACTGAAGAAGAAATCGCTAAAAACGAAAAAATGTGGCGTGAAGAAAATGACAAAGAGATTAACATTGAACCACAAGGTAGTGATTTACGTGGAATTGGTGTATCGGTTGGGGATATTGAAACTGATATGCAAACAGGTGAAGATGCTACTGCCGCAGAAGAAATGCCAATGGATCCATCACTAGCGGCAGCCGGTCAAGTACCAGTACCAGGACAAGCTCAACCAGGACAGAATATGCCAGCGCCAGGTGGCACGGGCATGTAATTAGATAAGTTTCCAACCACCGCAGTGTTTATATTTACCGCTGAATACTTTACTTAGATTACCTAAATTTAAATTATATTTTTTTGCTAAATTATATCTAGTAGAGAATTCAAGTTGATTAGTTTGTATATTTTCAAATTTATATATAGTTGGATCATATCTAGAATTTTTTGGTCCTCTTTTGTCACATTCTTTGTTATGATGATTAGTTAAATCATAACCATTCTTTTTAGTATAATGATTTTGTCCACTAACCTTTTCCTTCATATTACTTGATTGTGTTGTCCCGGTTCTAGTAGCCCCGCCGCTACCCTCTTCAGGTCTCATGTTAGCCCAATTTGGGTCATCAACTACATTCCATAAATTACTGTAATACAAACCCCAATATTTTACTTCATCATTAGTTTGACATTCTTTAATGATTTCAGTAGTGACATCATACCCATGTTTTTTGATATGTGAAACCCAATAGTCACCTGATCCTTTATATTTGAATGGATCTTTTGTTGTTTTGCCTAAATACTGTAACTCGGTTATGTTGTGAGTTTTCTTATATAGATAAATATTCATACTGATTGCTCTTTTAAGCATTAGAGTAGTTGGGCCTGCCAGCCGCGAACTACACTTTTATTTATTCATTTCGGTGATAAATACATTATAGGAAATACCAAATGAAACTGTTTGAAATGTTCGATCCAGCTACAGCAGGTTATCAAGACGTAAGTGCTGATAACAGTCAACCAAAGTGGAGAGAAAGCCGTAAAACAAAGTTAACATTAAAACAGATTCGCAAATTACGTAAGATGAATGATGTACGTAATTATGAAAAAGTCAATTATCTTAAAAAGATACATCAACAATATGCACCCAAAGCAGAAGGTGCACCAACAGTTTAACGAGTAGTTTAAACAAAAACGTAAAAAAATAGCACTTATTGTGCTATTTTTTTTGATACCCACTAAATAACTCTACAAAGCCATTTACATTCAGGAGACAAACAATGGACAATAAAAAATTTGAACAACTTATTGATTTAATTATCAATGAGAATGAAGAACAAGCACGTGCATTATTTCACGATATCGTAGTTGAGAAAAGCCGCGAAATCTATGAGGGAATGATGGATGATGAAATGGGTGAAGGCATGGGCGGTCAAGTAGGTGATCTACTTGACGAGATCGATGTTGAAGAACAAGGTATGGCTGAAGGTGAAGATGACGACTTAGAGTTTGATTCTGATGAAGATGAAGTAATCGACATTGAAGCCGGTGAAGATGATATGGATGGTGAAGAAGATTTAGAAGACCGTGTTGTTGACCTAGAAGATAAATTAGACCAATTAATGGCTGAATTTGAAGATATCATGGCTGGTGATGACGATGAAGTTGAAGCTGACGATGACATGGCTGACGCTGAAGATGATATGTCTGATGCTGACGCTGACTTTGGTGCAGCCGATGATGAAGAAGATGCAATGATGGAAGCTATCACATTGAAGAAAGTTTCTGTTACTCACGGTGACAATGGTGTTCAAAATAAGAGCACAGTAGACGCTAACAGCGGTCAAGCTGGAATGGATTCTAGACCAGTTAAGTTCAGTGGTTCTAGTGAATCAGTTCCAACAGGACCAAAAGGCCCTAGTAATGCATACACTAAAGGTGAATCATCTGTAAAAGATGCTAACAAGTGGAAAAATGCACCAGCACAAAACAATGCAGACTTAACAGCCGCACCTAAGCCAGTCACTAAAGACGAAGCAGGTAAAGTTCGTAGTCCAGTAGCAGAGTCACGTAGAACTACTACTAAAAGACGCATTTAAGGAATCTGAGAGAAAATGGCTTATCTTAAAGAGCACTTGACATTTGACCGCGCAGGTATGGTGGTTGAGTCTGTCAGTGAAGGCGACAAGAAGAACCTTTATATGAAGGGAATCTTCATTCAGGGTGGGGTAAAGAACGCTAATGAGCGTGTTTACCCCGTATCTGAAATTGAAACTGCCGTCGGTACTCTTAACGAACAAATTACAAGTGGCTACTCAGTATTAGGTGAAGTAGATCACCCAGACGATTTAAAGATTAACTTAGACCGTGTATCACATATGATTACATCTATGTGGATGGACGGAGCTAATGGCTTCGGCAAATTAAAGATTTTACCAACTCCAATGGGTGAATTAGTTAAAACTATGTTGGAGAGTGGTGTGAAACTCGGCGTATCAAGTCGTGGAAGCGGAAACGTTGACGACATGAACGGCAAAGTAAGTGACTTTGAAATAGTCACCGTGGATATTGTTGCACAACCTAGCGCACCAAATGCGTATCCTAAAGCAATCTATGAAGGTATGATGAATATGCGTCATGGTCATAAATTGTTGGATATTGCAAAGGACGCAAGAGGCGACAAGAAAGTAGAGAAGTACTTGAAAGAGGAAGTAATGCGCCTTATCAAGGATCTCAAAATTAACAAAGGGGAATAAGCATGTTTGATGCTATCAAGCCATTACTTGACAGTGGACTAATCAATGAAGATATTGGGCAACAGTTAAATGAAGCCTGGGAATCTAAATTGAATGAAGCCCGCCAGCAAGTCCGTGCAGAATTACACGAAGAATTCGCACAACGTTATGAACATGACAGAAGCGTAATGGTAGAAGCCCTTGACAAGATGGTTACAGAAAGCCTATCAGAAGAAATTGAAGAATTTCACTCTGAGAAGCAAGCAATGAACGAAGACCGTGTGAAAGCACAAATGAAACTACGTGAATCTGCTACAAAATTCAATGATTTTATGGTTACTAAACTAGCCGAAGAAATCCGTGAACTACGTTCAGACCGTATGATCGCTAAAGAAAGTCAACAGAAGCTAGAACAATTTATTGTTCACGCACTAGCCCGTGAAATCAAAGAGTTCGCTCAAGATAAACAGGCAGTTGTTGAAGCTAAGGTTAAGTTAGTTGCTGAAGGTCGTAAACAATTAGAAGCATTGAAAGCACGTTTTGTTGCTGAATCTGCTAAGAAATTGTCTATCGCTGTAGCAGGACAGTTAAAGGGTGAATTAAGCCAGTTGAAAGAAGATATTAAAGTTGCTAAAGAAAATAACTTTGGTCGCAGAATTTTTGAAAGCTTTGCAGGTGAATTTTCAGTTACTCATTTAAATGATAAAGCTGAGACAAGAAAACTAATGCAAAAACTAGAAGATAAAGAACGTCAACTAGCTGAATCTATTACACAAATCAACAACACTAAAAAGTTAGTTGAATCAAAAGAACGTGAAGTTCGTATTATTAAAGAGTCTAATATTCGTGAGAAAACTATGACTGAGTTACTTTCTACTCTAAATGAGGAAAAAGCAACAGTAATGCAGGACTTACTAGAAAGTGTGCAAACAGGTAAACTGCAAGCTACTTTCGATAAGTATCTACCAGCCGTACTAAACACTGGCTCTACTAAGAAGGCTGTAAAGTCTAGCTTAACTGAGTCAAAGATGATTAGTGAAGTTACAGGGGATAAAGCTGCCAAACAAGAAGTTGATATGGAACAACGTGATAACGTTATAGATATCAAGCGTCTGGCAGGGCTTTAATTAAAAAGACATAGATTAGGAGAAATATAAATGTCAAAAGTTCTATTAGAAAGCCGTTGGGACGAGACCAAGGAAGCTCTGTTAGAAGGCTTAAAGGGCACTCGCCGCTCAACTATGGGTGTTATCTTAGAAAATACTAAGAAACAACTACTTGCTGAATCTTCAGCAGGAACAACTACTGCTGGTAACATCGCTACATTAAACCGTGTGATTCTTCCAGTTATCCGTCGTGTTATGCCAACTGTTATTGCTAACGAGTTGGTTGGCGTTCAGCCAATGACTGGCCCAGTAGGTCAGATCCATACACTACGTGTACGTTATGCACAAAACTTAGTGGACAACTCTGCCGCTCAGACTAGCGTTACTGCTGGTCAAGAAGCATTGAGCCCATTCACTATTGCTCAAGCATATTCACGTCAGCCATCTAATGATGCAACTGCAACAGGTTACACAGGTAACAACACTGCGGCTCTTGAAGGTAACGGAGGTCGTCAGATTTCTGTTCAAATCTTGCGTCAAGCCGTTGAAGCTAAGTCACGTAAGTTGCAAGCACGTTGGACATTTGAGGCAGCACAAGATGCACAGTCTCAACATGGTATTGACGTAGAAGCAGAAATCATGGCAGCTCTTGCACAAGAGATTACTGCTGAGATTGACCAAGAGATTCTATTGTCATTGCGTACATTAGCATCTACAGAGTATACATACAACCAAGCTACTGTATCAGGTACAGCTACTTACGTTGGTGACGAACACGCTGCCTTAGCTGTTCTTATCAACCGTGTTGCTAACTTGATTGCCCAACGTACACGTCGTGGCGCAGGTAACTGGGCTGTTGTTTCTAGCGCCGCATTGACAGTATTGCAATCTGCAACTACTTCAGCGTTTGCTCGTACAACAGAAGGTACTTTCGAAGCTCCAACTAACACTAAGTTCGTTGGTACATTGAACGGCGCTATGCGTGTGTTCGTTGACTCTTATGCTCCTGATACTACACCAGTATTAGTTGGCTATAAAGGTTCAAGCGAAACTGACGCGGCAGCATTCTATTGCCCATACATTCCATTGATGAGCAGTGGTGTTGTTCTAGATCCATCAACATTCGAACCAGTCGTATCATTTATGACACGTTATGGTTATATCGAATTAACTAACACTGCATCATCTTTCGGTAATGCGGCTGATTACGTTGGGGAAATAGCAGTACAAAATCTTACTTTTCAGTGAAATTGGGTACATCCGATTGTCTTTAGGGACAATCACCAATCAAAAGAGTGCTTCGGCACTCTTTTTTATGATATAATAGTGGAATGTCAAGTATTGGCATAAATACTATTATGTTCACAAATAAATTCTATTCCAAAGTATACTTCTCAACTATTGAGAAAGCAGTTCAACGAGGCTGGAAAAAAGCCCGAGGTAGAGAACGGCATCATATTATTCCTCAATCATTAGGAGGAAGTAATGATAAAAGTAATCTAGTATATTTGTCTTGTAGAGAACATTTTCTTTGTCATTGGCTATTAGTAAAAATGACTGAGGGTGAATACTATCATAAGATGGTGTATGCTCTAATGGGGATGAGGGCAGAAAATGAACACCAAGAAAGATATCAAACTATTTTTACTGCAAGAGTTTATGAAAAATATAGAATAGAACACGCGGAGTATCATTCTAAACTAATGAAGTCTAAGAACCTTGTTCCTTGGAATAAAGGTGGAGTAGAGATAACAGATGAACATAGAGAAAATCTAAGAAATGCCGCATTACAAAGAGCACCTAAGTCAGAAGAAACAATTACAAAATGGAAAGAAAGTAGAGCAGGTTATACACATAGTGAAGAAACTAGACAAAAACAAAGTTTAGCTTCAACGGGAAAACCTAAAGGTCCTATGAGTGAAGAAGAAAAGATTAAACGGTCAGTAAAACAAAAAGGTGTAGCAAAAGTTAAAACACACGGAGCTAATGTAGCCAACGCAGTATTAGGCAACATAAGTATCAACAAAGACAATACCGAGAAGAAAGTAAAGAAAGACACACTACACAGTTACTTAGATGATGGTTGGCAACTTGGTGGCAAAAAGCGTAAGATAGCATAAATACAATATCTCAACGGGATGGGAAGTTACAATCAAGCACTCTTCGGGGTGCTTTTTTGTTGGTGATAAATATCTAATGAACGAATTATTATATACCTTAATAGTTACACACATCACTATAGTATGTGTTACTCTATTCTTACATAGAGGTCAAGCACATAAAGCAATACAATTTAATCCTATACTCAGTCACTTTATGCGATTCTGGTTGTGGTTGACAACCGGTATGGTTACTAAACAATGGGTAGCAATACATCGCAAACATCATAGATATAGTGATGTTGAGGGAGATCCACATACACCTCACGTTTTTGGAATATACAATGTATTGTTCAAAGGAGCATTGTTATACCATACTGCTAGTAAAGATAAAACAATGGTAAATTCATATGGTGTAGGAACACCTGATGATTGGGTGGAACAAAATGTATACAGTAAGCATAGTCGTTTAGGAATTGTTTTGTTATTGCTTGTAAATTTACTTTGTTTTTCATGGTGGGGAATACTAATTTGGGCTATACAAATGATATGGATTCCATTCTGGGCAGCCGGCGTAATCAATGGCATAGGACATTGGATAGGGTATCGTAATGGAGAGACTAAAGACCATAGTCGTAATATCAGTCCTTGGGGAATAATAATAGGTGGAGAAGAACTACATAACAATCATCATTTAGAACCAGCAAATCCTAAGCTAAGTAGAAAATGGTTTGAGTTTGATATGGGTTATATGTGGTTATCAATCTTTAAATTTTTTAGGCTAGCTAAAATACGTACTATATAAACGTATGATTGTACTTGCTCCAATATCAGTAGGTGAACTGATTGACAAAATTACCATACTAAAAATTAAATCAAAGCTTATCAAAGATAAAGATAAGTTGGTTAACATTGAAAAAGAACTTCAATCATTAGAAGAACTTAAAGATGAGTTAAACTTAGATTTGAATAATGTAGATCCACTGCAACAACAACTATACAAAGTCAATGTAGAGCTTTGGCATATTGAAAACTACAAACGCCAATCTGAAAAAGAACAATTATTTGATGATGCGTTTATTAATGCCGCAAGACAAGTCTATCTTAAAAACGATTTGCGTTCCAGTCTTAAAAAACAAATCAACAAACTTGTAGGTAGCACGATTGTTGAGGAAAAAAGCTATTAAATAGTATAATCAGTGTCGCTTGTAATATCCAAAATACTTTTACGTTTTTCTTTTAGTTTTTTCTGATGTAATCTATTACAGTTGGCACACAATGTTTTTAGATTGCGTTTATCTTTATTCTTCTTGTTATCATCTTTATAGATAACATCAAGTTGGCATTTGTCTTCTGGTACAAAGCCACACTTCTCACACTTATCTTTCTTGTGTAGTAAGTAACCAAACTTACTGTTATATGCACCCTTAGCACAATCAACACAGTACTTGTGCCACTTGGTAAAGCCGTGTTTACTCACACCATTGGGTTTTGCCAATGATACATTGCAATTTATACATAGGGGTCTGTTTGGCTGTCTTATAAGCATCAACTATTTAATAAAAAGCACACCTGGGTGTTTTTTTCTATGGTATTCATTCAGATTTATTGATAAATAATATATCACATAAATTTAGGATGAACAATGGCATTTGAACCTTTTGGTTTAGTTGGTGGATTATCAGTAGGCATACCACCAATAGTAGTTATAGATGATAACGGCATAGCCACCCTAAACGGTTTAACAGTCACCGGTATAACAAATTTAGGCCCAACTGGTAATATTATTATTACCGGTGGCGAGAACGGATACTTCTTACAAACAGATGGTGAAGGCAGATTAACTTGGGCACCCGGTGGCAATGGCGGTGGTGGTAACGGTAGTCCAGGTGGCTCTAATACACAGGTTCAATATAACAACGCTGGCAACTTTGGCGGTGATGCTGGATTTACCTATGACAGTATAAACAATATTTTATCTGTATCAGGTAACATTGTATCTAATAATTTCATTGGCACCGGTAACATAACTATTGCTAGAATTACCGCATCCGGTAATATTACAGCAAATTATTTAATAGGTAACGGTAGTCAGTTAACTGGTATCTCAGCTACAACTGCTAATTTTGCCAACTATGCCGGTAATGTAACTGTAAGTAGTCAACCAAATATTACCAGTGTTGGTACATTAACTAGTTTAAGTGTTGCAGGAAATGTTACAGCAGGTAATGCTAATTTAGGAAACAGTGCTGTTGCAAACTTCTTTACAGGTAGATTTTACGGAAATGCAAATACAGCAGGGACAGTTACAACAAATGCTCAACCAAACATTACATCAGTTGGTACATTAGCCAATTTAAGTGTTACTGGAAATATAACAGCAGGTAATACTAATTTAGGAAACAGTGCAACAGCTAATTTCTATTTTGGTAATGGTGCATTCTTAACTGGTGTAGGTAATGCAAATTACAGTCCATTAGCAAACTTTGCAAACTATGCCGGTAATGTAACTGTAAGCAGTCAACCAAATATTACAAGTGTTGGTACACTACTTAACGTAGATACTTCGGGTAATGTTACAGCAACAGCCAATATTATTGGTGCTAATGTTACTGCAAATCAATTCTTCAATGCACTAAATGCTAATATAACAGGGTCTACTAATTTATCAGGTATAGTTACTGTAACTAATACAGGTACTATTACTTCTCTTGGTAACGTAAACTTTACGGCTGCACCAAATGTTACATTAGGTACTGTAGCTAATTTACATATCAGTGGCGGTGTTGCCGGATATTTCTTACGCACGGACGGTGCAGGAAATTTAAGTTGGAGTGCAGGTGGAGGTGGCGGGAATGGTACACCAGGTGGTAATACAACTGAGATTCAATTTAATGATAATGGTGTATTTGGCGCAAGCGCAAACCTCACGTTTAATCCATTCAGTTATGTATTAGCGGTACCTACTATTAACACAACCACTGTTTCTATTTCAAACGTATTAACAGTCAACACTACTGCAAATTTATACACAACTAATATCACTGGAGTACTAACAGCATCAAGTAATATTAATGCAACAATGTCTCCAAATATAAATTTAGGTTCAGTATCTAATTTACATATTCAGGGTGGAACAAATGGTTATGTATTAGCAACTGATGGTGCAGGTAATTTAAGTTGGACAGCAGGTGGAGGTGGCGGTGGAAATGGAACACCTGGTGGTTCTAATACACAAGTACAATACAATGACCAGGGCGTGTTTAATGGTAGTTCTTTCTTTACATTTAATGAAAACACCAACAATGTTCAGGTCGCTGGTAATTTAATTGCGAATGCATTAACGTTGGGATCAGGTGTTTACGCTTTTTCTCGGTCTAATGTATTCTTTGCGATAACAAGTAGCAACGCAACACAAGAGTTGTATTCTATTGAAGCGGATACAATATCAGGTGCAGATTTTACAATCATCGCAACTGACACAACTGCAAACACACGACAGGTAAGTAAAATATCTTCAATCTTTTTAGGAGAGGCTTACCAATACAATGAATACAGCACATTAGCTGTTAACGGTGCTACAGGGTACTATTCAATGGCTTATTTGCCGGGTAATATTTCTGTTACACCACAATTTGTTCTGTATGTCACACCGACAACGAACAATAATATAGTACACAAAATATCAATTCAATCGTATGATATTTGACCCTAATGATAAATATAATATAACAAGGATAATAACATGGCACTACAACCATTTAATTCGGTAAGCGGTTTCTCTATCGGGGAATCGCCGAATGTCGTCATCAGTAATACAGGCAACGTTACAGGTAATTTTGGTAATTTTGCCGGTAATCTTACTGCCCTAAATGCTAATTTAGGAAATCTCACTACATCAAATAACTTTACCGGTAACTTTATAAACGGTAACTCTAATATAATTATTGTAGCGAACGGTGCCATAGAAATATCGTCAACCGGTAACGCAAACGTATTGGTTGTAAGTGGTACAGGTGCAAATGTCACAGGAAATTTAAGTGTATCAGGTAATGCCAACGTTGGCAATATTGGTGCTACTGGTTTTTACGGTACTACTGGTAACTTAACTGGTAACTTAGTTGCAGGTAATGTTGATGCTGGTAACTTACTAATAGTTAACTTTGCAAATATATCAAGTAATGCAAATATTGGAAATATTGGTACAACGTTAATTACTGCATCCGGAAATATAACTGGTGCTAACTTATTCACAGGTGGTATTGTATCTGCTACAAGCAATGTTTCTGGTGGAAATATTACAACAGCCGGCCAAGTTAGTGCAACTGGTAATGTTACTGGTAACTTCTTTATTGGTAACGGTAGTCAATTAACAGGATTAAACACATCAGGTTTAAGTAATGGTACTTCAAATATCAGTATCCCTGTCATAGATGGTAATATTCTATTTGGTGTTGGTGGTCAAGCAAACGTATTCGTTGTTTCTAACAATAGGGCAACAGTTGATGGAAATCTTACTACTACAGGTAACGTTACAATTGAAGACGGTGTCATTGCAACAGCAAGTAATGCTAACTTAAACTTGGCTCCAAATGGTACTGGATTAGTAGTTATTGCAAATACAGTAGGTGGTAGTACAGGTTTACAATTGGGTGATCCAACCCAAGGTAATCTAGTAAGTAATGCAGTAACACTAACAAACAGTTCATCGGTATCAAATGCTATTGCATTATTGAATAACGTATTAGGCAAACTAGTTCCTAATTCTCCATCAAGTTTCCCGGGTGGACAAACATTAAGTATTACTGGTTTGTCAACATTCCGTATGGCTAACTATACACAGACTGATAATACATCAGGTGCGAATAAAGGTGTAGCCGGTGGAACTACAGTGTCAAGCGTACTAAGAGCAAGTGGCTATACAACATCAAATATTTCTACAGTGGGCCCCGGAGATAGCGGAACAATTGCTACATATCTAAATGGTACACTTGCAGGTTCTAGAACACTAACTGCAAATCTTGACGGTAACGGAACTTATAGTAATTTGGTTATATTTAATAACTATGATTACAATGTTGCTAATGCAAATATTCCTGCTGGCTTCTGGAGTGTATTCTCTGCTAGAGCCAGCGGAACAGTAACTCAGGGTTGGAACGAAGTGTACATTGCTGACAGTGCCGCAACAAACACAAATATTCCTTTCTGGTTCTATGACTCAAGTGCCCCAGGTACACCACAGTTTAGTTCAACAAGTATTAATGCACCGGTATCACCAAGCTATGCTTATTCAAGTACAGTTCCTCACTATGATAACACAAATGCATTTAATTTAGCATTTAACGTAAATCGTTTATCAGGTAATATGTACCCAGTAAGTGATACATTTATTACTGGAACTGCAGGTGGTGCTTTTGGTACTCCTACAAGCGTTACATACACAACAGCAGGTGTTGGTACACCTTTAGCACAAAACTTATATGTTGCCTCTGGTAGCTTAACAGCAAATACAAACT